GAGGTGTTCATTACTATCAATAGCATTTTTTATCATTTTTTCTGACGGATTGGTTGGTTTCCAACTTTCCCATGCGTCATATGCGTGATTTATAGACTTAAATAACTCGATATCCCCTGAGTACGGCTCAAATGGTGGTTCATCTTCCTCATTTACCGTTTCAATTTCTTCTTCACCTTCGGATTCTTCCTCCTCGTAAATTTCTGGAAAATATGATCCAATTTGTTTACCGACTGTGTTCATAGCACAATATTTCATACAATATTCCATATCCTTGGAAAGTATAACATCTCGACCACACGCTTTTGCGTATTGTCCCGATAACACAACCGCATTCTCAAACACGGGTGTTACAATATCAATTGCCGATTTTGCCACTGTTGAAGAGAAGTCGTGCGCTTCCATCTTTAAACTGCAATATGTTATTACTGAGCGCATAAACTCTAAGCTCTCTTTCGTACGTCGTATCGTTATTCAATTTCAAGGTTATGTGCTGATCTTTGATCAAACTGAAATTTTTCTGACCCGTTGGATACCATTTTTCTGGCTCGAGAGCAAAACTATACGAGTAAAATCTCCTGAATAACTGTGTCCTATGTATTTTGTGTTTGAACCACTCGAAGGGTAGATCTGCGAAGAATGATCATAATTAAAAAGTGTTATGTCATCACCTTTTCTGGCGATCACAAAATATAACTCTTTCACCGGATTTATGAACTCCATCCTAAATTTCATTGAATCGTATCCGTCTTGCGTTGACACGGGTATTCGAAACAAATCACTCTGGAGTTGTGTGATTATGTAATCTGTTTTGGTGGCTTCGAGTTTAACTTTTTCGGGTTCATTTAATTGTACGGTTTCGGTGTACAAAGAGATATCGTTTATGGTAGCTTTAGATGGATCAAAATATGGTTCGAGTATGTTTATCGTACCACCCATACCCACATGACCAGAACTATTACAATAATAGTAGATTGTATCGGGTGCATCGTCTGGAACAACGTATGTTATTATGGAATTGAGATCCGTAACACCATCACTCACACCTAATATGGAACCACTATCAACAAATCCCAGTGCTGTTCGACCATCTGCTATTTTGGATAGTTTAAAAGGATGTCCGGCCGAAGAATAATTAAATATATACGTACGACCCCGTTGAAGTGTGAGTGTGGCTTGAGGATTGTTGTCTATATCAAACACACCATTTGATACCGTAACGTTAAACGTCGTGTTATCACTGGATCTTGTCGTTGTATTTGTCATGGAAGACCATTTGTATAAGCAGTCCTTCTTCTCACTCAATTTAATCTCTATTTCACATTCCTGGTGTTTTAAAGCGCACAGGGGTAACGCTAATTCGATATTATTATGAAAATAAAACGGAATATCAACGATAAATTTTTGAGATGTGGTGGCCTTATCCAAATATCCGTCGATGGATGCGTCACTAACAGCTTTACCGGAACTCTCTTCGGGTGATTTACCTATGAGTTTTGATAAATTATTTTGCTTTGTTTGAGTCAAATACTGCTCCGAGTAAATCTGTAACCAATCTCGTGGCACTCTCTGAATTAACTGACCGCCTATGATTAAATCAACATATTCTATGATAGCATGTCCTATAGATTCGTTATATCTTTGATACGAACCGTCATGTAAAAGATTCGATAACTCAATATGTAAACGCACAGCCTTGATGAGATCACCGCAATTTATGGGAATAGTACATTTTAGTGTACTTTCATAGTCTTGTTTACCGTGAAGTTCGTGCTTTACATCAAACGTAGCAAAATTAGAATGTTTCCTGAAACTTCTTAAAAAATGGGAATAGTCTGGATTATCCGTAAAAAAGGCATCCTGTGATCCTTTTGTTGCAAGCTGAACACGACCAGCCATTACTAATATTATACGTTAAAATTTTAAACCAACTAAACCGCTGGCCACATGAAGAACATTATAATTTAATGCGTATACTGAAACATCTATATCACGTGTAGACGACGTTTCGTCTAATTCTATATCAAGTTTCTTATGTATTATGCGACTCATATTTAATTGACCAGATGGGTAATGCTGTTCGGGTCTTAGTGAGAATGAATATGTGTAAAACTCAAATGCGGGGTCTGGGCAGCCGGTGTGGTGACGAAGTGATTGTTCATACGCCAAATATTGACCACTCTGATCGAAAATAGTTTCACCGTTACACGCAAACTTTATATTTTTAATTAATCTATAATCGGAACGTTTACCAGGTAAAAGTGTACTAAATTCTTGATCTGTGATTGTCGTATCGAGAAGTTGGTCAGAACTTCCAGATTTCTCTTTCGCTAAGAAGAATAACTCTTTCACGGGGTTTGTAAACTTTAACAACGCAGATTTCTTAGATTCGTTAGGTTTGTATACCAATTTAGACACCTGTAACTGGGATATTATATATTCCATGGGTCGTGTGAGTAAAAAGTTTCGTTCTTCTTCGGTAACGAAATAAAAATCGGTAATGAGCGAAACGTTATGTATAGATCCTTCCGTGATTTTTTCTTTCGTAGTTACTGACCCATTTATCGTGTATTTGAAAGTCACATCATCATTTATATCCTTGAATGTCACTCGTACTTCTACCAATTGCTTAGTGATCGCACATACGGGTATCGCTAAACTTGGATTCCTGTAGAAATAAAAGGGGAGGGTAACGTAAAACGTATTATACGAATCCGAAACCTGTAAGTGTTCACCGTGTCCGGATAAGAAATAAAGTGTTTGATTCACGTCATCTTTATTATTGTGTAACTGGTTGTACATATAGATATAATCACCAGTAAGACGCTCTATAATTTGTCCTCCAATTACGAGATCGACGTATTTTATGATACTGAGAGCTGCGGGAGTATTATATCTGTACTTTTCAGTCGATGTATCAGCAGAAAGATTTCCCAGTTTTATCTTCAGCATAGTACTACGTACGAGATCTCCTACGTTTTGTGGAATTCTACACTCAACCGAACCCGAGAAATCACATTTACCATCGAAGGGCATCTCAACGGCCTCTGTAGAAAATCGTGTATGTCTCTTGTAGTTTGCGACGAAATATGAAAATTCTGGCTCTCCAGTAAGCCATTCGTCTTGGATACCGGTGACGGCGAGTCTAATACGACCTGCCATTCCTAATACATGTGAGTAAAATTTTATGAAATAAAACGGGGCGGTATTATAGATGGATCTACGTTTACGTAAATTTAACCCAAGAACTATGTCAGACGACAGGGTATGTGTATTTATAGGAAAACGTAATACAGGTAAATCCACGTTAGTCACCGACATTCTATTTCATAAAAAGCATTTGCCAGCTGGAATAGTATTGTCTGCGACAGAAGAAGGTAATCATTACTATCAACAGTACATTCCAGATCTATTCATTTATGGTGATTATGACAGGGAAGCCATAGAGCGTGTAATGGATAGACAGCGCAAACTGGTCGGAGCGGGAAAAAAGAATTGTGGTGCATTTCTACTTTTAGATGACTGCATGTACGATAATAAATTCATGCGTGACACATGTATACGTCAATGTTTCATGAATGGAAGACATTGGAAGATTTTTTTCATGTTGACCATGCAGTATTGTATGGACTTACCACCAGCGCTTCGAGCAAACGTAGATTACGTGTTCATTCTCAGGGAGAACATTATTCAAAATAGGGAGAAACTTTATAAATCCTTTTTTGGTATTTTCCCCAATTTTGACATGTTCAATAAGGTCATGGACGCTTGTACAGAAAATTACGAGTGTATCGTTCTTGACAATACATCTAAAAGTAATCGAATTGAAGATTGTGTTTTTTGGTATAAGGCGAAACTGCGGACAAATTTCAGGGTCGGTGCACCCGAATACTGGCAGGCGCACAAGAAGATGTTTAATCCGAAAGGGGGGGGCAAGAATCTAAAAGATGCCAAAAAAACAACCGCTTTAAAGATTACGAAACAAAGATAAGTACATGTCCACCTACAGTGTTGAACCTTGCACTTACATCTATAACGTATCTTCTATTGCCAAAATCGTAGATGGAGACACGATTGATGTCAATATTGATCTCGGTTTCGACGTTTGCACGAAGCAACGGGTACGTCTTCTGGGCATCGATACCCCTGAATCTCGCACTTCAGATGCGGAAGAAAAAAAATTTGGCCTACTCTCGAAGAAGAAACTCAAAGAATGGTGTATGAAGGCGGTCGCGTCTGATAAGGACGATATCGAGATTCAACTCAGGTGCCCAGAGGCTGATTCCCGTGGTAAGTTTGGTCGCGTCCTCGCAGAGGTATGGGTCGGCGAAGATGGAAACTGGACGAATGTCAACAAGTGGATGTGTGATGAAGGATACGCCGTTCCATACGCTGCTCAAAATAAGGCTGAAGTCGAGGGTCTTCACATGCTAAACCGCGAACGAGTCCGTGATCAACTCTAAAAACAATTAAAAAACATAACTATTAACATAGTAAACATGTCTACTCTCACAAATTTACTAAGTTACCCGGTTATTTCACTACGAAAGAGGTTCGGGAGGAGAAATAGAGCTTGTGTAGATGATGTTGCACCTCCGTCGAACATCGTACCCGAATGTAAGTACGGGGAATACTGTATAAAGTCTGAAGTCATTTCTCGTGATAAGAAAGGTGTCCTTGACCAGACATTCATCGGGTACAGTGGTGATATGAACATTACAATCAA